ACACCCACGCCTCCCTCCGCGATTGGGCCTGGGAGAACCGCTATGACCCGGGCTTCCAGCTCACGGCCATCGTGGAAATGAACCGGAGCCTGTGGCGGAGGATCGCCGCGAACCCGGGCGCGACGGTAACGGACCAGTGGGCCTTCGTCCTGTCCAGCTACAACGGCGGGGCGGCGGGAGTCCTCCAGGATCGCCGCCTGTGCTCGAACACCCGCGGATGCGACCCGGCCCGTTGGTTTGGGCACGTGGAGACGCACAGCCTCAAGTCCCGCGTCCCGCAGCCCGGGTACGGTGGGCGGTCCTGGTTCGACATCAACCGCGGACACGTGCGGAACGTCATGACCGTCCGGCGGGACAAATACCAAGCCTTCTGGAGGACGTGATGGCGATTATCGTGCAGAACATCGACGGGACGGCGGTGGGCGCCAACGCCTACATCACTGTCCAGGAGTTCAAGGACTACCACGCGGACCGCGGGGCGGACACCTCCGCCTTCGATGACGAAGCCATCGAGGCCGCGATTGTCCGGGCCACGGACTACCTGGATCAGCGGTTCATCTTCGTGGGTGAGCGCCGTTATGGCCGTGAGCAGACCACGGAGTGGCCCCGGACTTCCGCCCGGGACCGTGACCGCAACTACATCAACGGCATCCCGCCGGAGGTGAAGGAAGCCTGCGCGGAGTACGCCCTGCGCGCCCTCGCCGCGGAGCTGAACCCGGACCCGGAGCGGAACGCCTCGGGCGTGGCGGTCCTGTCGAAGTCGGAAGCGGTCGGGCCCATCAGCGAGTCCGTCACCTTCGTGGGCGGGGCCGTGTTCCAGATGCCCAAATACCCGGCGGCGGACCAGAAGCTGGTCCGGGCCGGTCTGGTCCGCTCCGGCGGCACGTTGCTGCGGGGGTGATCCATGGCACGGTTTGACTCCGCTATCGCGCTGGCCAAGAAGCTGATCAAGAAGAACGGCCAGGCCGTGACCCTCCGGGGCTTCACCGCCGGGGCCGCTCCCGATCCGACGAAGCCGTGGAAGCCGGGCGGTAACGTCCCGGCGGACCAGCCCATCGAGGCGGTGTTCCTGGACTATGAGCAACGCTACATCGATGGCCAGACGATCCGCATGGGCGACCAGCGCGTGTTCATGCCAGCGGAGGGCTTGACAGCTCCGCCGGAGGTCGAAGGCTTGGTGCTGCGCGGCCAGGAGGTCTGGAAGGTCATCGCGGTGAAGCCACTGAACCCGAACGGGCAAGCGATCATGTATGAATTGCAGGTGCGCCAATGACCCTCCCGACCTTTGACAGCGCCCGCGACGAAATCCTTGGGCTGTTCAACACCAAGTGGACCACGGACACCCCGGCCCTCAACGGCGGGGCTCCGATCCGCGTGGAATGGCCCGGGGTGGACGCGGGCGACCCTCCGCCCGCGGACAAGCCCTATGCCCGGATCACGTTGCGCCACACGACTTCGCGGCAGGCGACCTTCGGACCCACCGGCGGTCGCCGCTTTACCCGTCCCGGACTGATCACGGTACAAGTTTTCACGCCCCTGTCGGGTGGACAAGGCTTGTCTCTTGCTGAAAAATGCGCGATAATTGCCCGGGACGCCTTCGAGGGGCGAGGCACCGCGAGTGGCATTTGGTTCCGCAACGCCCGGATTCAGGAGATTGGACCGGACGGGACGTGGTACCAGATGAACGTCCTGGTGGAATTTGTGTATGACGAACTGCGGTGAACCCCTCGCCCACTTGATATAAGGAGCTGAACATGGCCAACAAAATCGACTCCAACGTGACCGGCCTCCGGTACGCTGAGGAAACTGACATCAAGACCCTTCCGGGCTCGCCCGTTTGGCATCCTCTGGAGCCGAACAGCTACAACGACTTTGGTGGCCAAATCAGCACCATCGCCCGGAACCCCATCAACCCGTCTCGCCAGCGCAAGAAGGGCGTGACGACCGACCTGGACGCCTCCGGCGGTTTCGCCCAGGACATCACCCAGACCAACCTGACCCGGTTGCTGCAGGGCTTCTTCTTCGCGGACATCCGCGAGAAGCTGACCACGGCTCCGATGAACGGCACGGCGGTGGTCCTGACCGGCGTGACGGCGGTGGACGACACCTATGCTGCGGCCTCCGGCCTCGCGGGCTTCCTCGCGGGCGATCTGGTCCTGGCCTCGGGCTTCGGCCAGGCGGCGAACAACGGCCTGAAGCAGGTCGCCAGCTCCACCTCGGGAACCGTGGTGGTGGGGGACGGCCTCGTGGATGAAACTCCCCCGGCTGCGGCCAAGCTCCAGAAAGTCGGTTTCCAGTTCGGCTCCGCGGAGATCAACGTGGACGTGTCGGGCAGCTATCCGCGCCTGGTTCGCGCCTCGGGCACGAAGGACCTGACGACCCTGGGCCTGATCCCGGGCGAGTGGGTGTTCATCGGCGGGGACGCAACCGCGACCAAGTTCACCAACGCGGCCAACAACGGCTTCGCCCGCGTCCGCGAGGTCGCCGCCACCTACATCGAGCTGGACAAGACCGCATCCACGATGGTGACCGAAACCGGAACCGGCAAGACCATCCGCCTGTTCTTCGGCAACGTCATCAAGAACGAGGCCGCAGCGAACCTGATCAAGCGCCGCAGCTACCAGCTGGAGCGTACCTTGGGCCAGGACGCCAACGGCACCATGTCGGAGTACCTGGTGGGCGCGGTTCCGAATGAGATGAGCCTCCAAATCCGTCAGGCCGACAAGGTCACGGCGGAGCTGAGTTTCATCGCGGTGGACAACGAGCAGCGCGACGGCTCCGTGGGCGTGAAGTCGGGCACCCGTCCCGACCTCGTGGAGGCTCCGGCCTTCAACACCTCCTCGGACTTCAGCCGGATCAAGATGCACCTGGTCACCGCCGGGAACGCGAACCCCAACCCGCTGTTCGCCTTCCTCACGGAACTGACCCTGACCGTGAACAACAACGTCTCGCCCAACAAGGCGGTCGCTGTCCTCGGGGCCTTCGACGTGAGCGCGGGCACCTTCGCGGTGTCGGGTTCGGTCACTGCCTACTTCGCGGACATCGCCGCGGTTCAGGCGGTGCGCAACAACTCGGACGTGGCGCTGGACTTCGCCTTGGTGAAGAACAACGCTGGTATGGTCTGGGACATCCCGCTGATCGCGTTGGGCGACGGTCGCCTGAACGTGGAGCAGGACCAGCCCATCACCCTGCCCCTGTCCATCGAAGCGGCGGAAGGCTCGAACAAGCACACCCTCTTGTTCAATGAATTCCCTTACCTTCCGAACGCTGCTGACGTATAATCAACCCGTGGCGGGCTCCGGCCCGCCCGAACCCTCTCAACCGCGGAGAAAACGAGAATGAGCCTGTATAAACTGTTCAAGACCGACGAGAACCTGGAAACCGACGGCATCTGGCTGGAATACGGTCAGACCGAAAAGGGCGAGCCGGTCCGCATCAAGATCGCGCGAGCCGGTGGTCACAACTCCTCCTTCTCGAAGGCCCTGGAGAAAGCCACCCGCCCCTATCGCAAGGCCATCCAGACCGGGATGCTGGACAACAAGACCGCCGACAAGCTGTACAAGGAGGTGTTCGCGGACACGGTGGTGCTGGACTGGATCAACGTGGAAGGGCCTGACGGCAAGCCGATGGAGTTCAAGCGCGAGAACGTCCTGAAGCTGTTCGAGGACCTGCCCGACCTGTTTGCGGACCTCCGCGAGCAGGCCAACAACGTGGCCCTGTTCCGGGAAGAAGTGCGGGAAGCCGACCTGGGAAACTCTGGGAAGTCCTCCACTACGGGTTCGAGCAAGGCCCCGTAGAACGGAAGATCATTGAGCAGTGTATGCGGTTCGGGATGCCGTTGCCCGACCGCATACAGAACGCCCCGGAGCTAAACCTTGGCTCAGAGCTATTCTACACGGGCTTTTTGGAGCTGACGTCATGTAGGCAAGTAGGCATGGGCCTGGGTCCGATTCCGTTGTTGGCCATTCTGGAGTATTGTGTCCTCAACGAAATCGACGGCGAGCAGCGGGAGGACTTCATTTGGTTCATCCAGCGGCTTGACTCGAAGTACCTTGAATGGAGTAAGTCCCGTGCCAAGTCTAAGTGATTTCAGCAGACGCATCACCCTCCGGGGCCGCAAGGTCGCGGAGGGTGCTGACGCGCTGACGCGCAAGGTCGCCCTCGCCGCTGACCAAGCCGTGGTCTCAGGGACGCCCGTGGACACGGGCCGCGCCCGATCCAACTGGATCGCCGCGATTGGCGGTCCCGCCTCCTCCGTCATCGACGCCTATGCCCCGGGCGAATCCGGGAGCACCGAAGCGGCGAACACCCAAGCCGCTATTGACCAAGCCGAAGCGGTCATCTCAGGGTACAGTTATGGGGAGGAGATTCACCTGACGAACAATTTGCCCTACATCCAGCGGTTGAATGACGGCTACTCTGCGCAGGCCCCGGCCAACTTCGTGGAGCAAGCAGCGGCAGAAGCAGCGCAGGTGGTTCAATTTGGCCGGGTTGTTGGGGATTGATCGTGACTGACGCTGCGTTTGTTTACTGCCTGGAGTTCCCGAACGGGAAGAAGTATGTGGGGGTGTCCTCGCAGCCTTCAGTTCGTCTCCAGCAGCACGCCCGGGGCGACCTACTGGTGGGCAAAGCCATCAGAAAGTATGGCACCCCGGTCCTGAAAATTCTGCTCCAGGCTTCCCGCTCCTTCTGCTACTTCATGGAGCAGAAGATCATTGACACCTTCCAAACCAAGGACCCGCAGGGGTACAACCTCAATGGCGGAGGCATCGGGGGTTCCGAACCTTCGGAAGCCGCTCTGAAGCGTATGGGTGGTTGGGAACGCACGGAGGACTATCGACGCCGGGTTGCCGAGTCGAAAAAGGGCCAACAATTCACCCCGGAGCATAAAGCCAAGTTGTCCGTGGCTGCAAAGTCTCGACCCCCCGTGAGCGAAGGAACCCGTGAGAAGTTCAAGGCCCGGAAGGGTTGGACGCACTCCGAAGAAACCAAGCAGCTGATTCGGGAGAAGAAGCGGTTGCGTGACCTGAAAAAGGAGGTCTGACGTGGCCACGGAGCGTATAGATATTGTCATCACTGAGCGAGGTTCCCGGGTTGTTAAGCGCAACCTGGAGGACATCGGCGGCGGTGCGCGGAAGTCCGCGGACGCCGTGGACTTCCTGAAGAAAGCACTGGCGACCCTCGGGGCCGCGATCACTGCCGGCGAACTGATCCGACTCCTGGACACCTTCACCAATCTTCAGAACCGACTCCGGGCGACCGGCTTGGAGGCTCAGAACCTGTCCGCGGTGTATCGTGAGCTGCTGGGCGTAGCCAACAGCACCCGCCAGTCCTTCGAGGGGACGGTGGAGACGTACAGCCGACTGGCCAACAGTGCCAAGGACATGGGCCTAAGCCAGCAGGAGCTGATCACCTTCACGAAGTCTCTGAACCAGGCCATTGCCTTGTCGGGCGCGAGCGCGACGGAGGCCCAGGCGGGCATGATCCAGCTCGCCCAGGGCATGGCCTCGGGCGTCCTCCGCGGCGATGAGCTGAACAGCGTCCTCGAACAGCTGCCGACCGTCGCAGACGTGATCGCCAAGCAGCTGAACGTCACCCGCGGCCAGCTCCGCAAGATGGGTGAGGACGGCAAGATCACCGCTGACATCATCTTCGACGCCTTCCAGAACGCCCGCGGCGAGCTGGAGGAGCGTTTTGGCAAGGCGGTTCCGACCATCGGCCAGTCCTTCCAGGTCCTGAAGAACAACGTCATCGACCTGGTGGGCCGCTTCGACCAAGCAACCGGGGCCAGTGAGGCCATTTCCCGGGCGCTGCTGTTCGTGAGCGAGAACCTGGACACCATCGCCAAGGTCGCCTTGTCCGCAGCGGCGGGGCTCGCCCTCGTGGGCGGGACCGCGAGCGCGATCAACCTGGCCCGGAACGCGGTGCTGGCGCTCAACGCCGCTATCGCGGCCAACCCCATCGGCTTCCTTCTCGTGGTGCTCACGTCCGCGATCACCGCGCTGACCTTGTTCCGCGACCAGATCAACCTGGGCGTGGACGATGTCACGACCCTGGGCGACATGATGCGTGCCCTCGGGGAGACGGTCGGGGCCGTGTTCGGGGCGATCTGGCAGTGGGCCAAGGACACCTTCGGGCCGCTGACCCAGCTGATCCAGGACTGGGTGGGCGAGGTCGATGTCAGCATCATCGGCATCCTCCGCCTTGTGGCGAAGGGCGTGGACACCTACATCGGGGCTTGGCGCGGAGCGATC